TATTGTAGATGAAGCCAACGCCTATAAAAACCCCACCACAAACCGCTGGAAAGTGTTTAATGCGTTAATCAAACCACATACTTGGTTATGGATGATGACTGGTACACCAGCCGCACAGTCCCCAGTAGATGCTTATGGCATTGCTAAACTAGTTAACCCCTCAGGAGTACCTAAGTTTTATTCGCACTTTAGAGACATGGTAATGCAGAAAATAACCATGTTTAAATGGATACCAAAACTTAATTCCGAAGATATAGTTCATAAGGTATTGCAACCCGCAATACGGTTTACCAAAGAAGAGTGCCTTGACCTACCTGAGATTACATACCAAACGCGTGAAGTCCCTTTAACTCCACAGCAACAGAAGTATTACGATATGCTCCGTAAACAAATGCTAGTTCATGCGGCTGGAGAAGAGATTACTACTGTTAATGCGGCGGCTAATTTAAATAAGCTTCTTCAGCTATCTAGTGGCGCAGTCTATTCTGATACGGGCGAGATTGTAGAATTTGATGCTAGTAACCGCCTTAAGGTACTCAAGGAAGTAATTGACGAGTCCAGCCATAAGGTATTGGTATTTGCACCGTTCCGCCACGCTATTGAAGTTATCAGGGAAAGCCTAGAGAAAGATGGGTACACGGTAGACCTTATCCATGGAGGTGTTCCTGTAAACAAACGTACAGAAATTTTCAAGAAATTTCAAGAAACCCCTCATCCACGAGTTCTTATCATACAGCCACAAGCGGCTAGTCATGGCGTAACCCTTCATGCCGCAAATACAATCGTATGGTGGGGTCCTATAACGTCTTATGAGACCTATGCACAGGCTAATGCTCGGGTGCATCGTAGTGGACAAAAGAACCCATGTACTGTGATTAAACTGCGTGGGTCAAGCGTAGAGAAAAAACTATACGAAGCGCTCCAAAATAAACAAGATATTCAAGGAAGCATAATGGCACTATACAGCGAACTACTTAGTTGACATTGTTAAGAGTGGGAGTATAATTAAAGAAAAACGAGGAGAAGTAATGACAGCAATGCGTAACCCCGATGCGAAGCATATTGACTTTGCTGAATTAGTTGGGGTGATACCGAGCAATCCAAGATTCTTACCATCTAATCTAGATATGGTTTTAGAGCGTAAAGGCTCATTCCTAGTGGGCGAATGGAAAAGACCAAACGAAAGTATCAGCAAGGGGCAAGAAATTCTCCTAGAAAACTTAGCTAAAAAGCCTAAGTTTCTTGTAGTGCTAATTGAGGGTAATACCGACAATGGTATGGAAGTAAGTAAGGTGCAATTATTTAACCCGCACAAGGGCTGGATAGAGTGGGGAGACAATAAAGAGAGTCTAAAAGACCTAATAACACAGTGGTATGCGAGAGCAGAGAGGAATGTAAGATGAGTGACCAAGTACAGGCTGATAAACTAGCCAGCGTATACATAAAGATGCGTGATAAGAGGAAGGAATTGCTTGCTGAATTCGAAGCGCAAGATAGCAAGATTGAAGCACAGATGGATATGGTAGCGGAAGAATTATTGAAGCTATGTAAAGACATTGGTGCAGATAGCATAAAGACTCAAGCGGGTACAGTATTCAGGTCAGTACGTACTAGATATGAAACAACCGATTGGGAAAGTATGTACAACTTCATACTAGAACATGACATACCACAAGTACTGGAACGTCGTATCAGTACAACAAACATGAAACAGTTTCTAGATGAAAACCCAACATTGATGCCAGTTGGCATGAATATTAATAACAAGTATACAGTTACAGTAAGGAGGAAGTAAGGATGGAGAACTTGCCATTGACAGTCGATGAAGTAGCGAAGATACTACGTGTCTCTCGCCAAACGATTTATGTTTTATGTAGAGAAGGAAAGTTACCTCACTTTAAAGTAGGAACAAAACTGCGATTTAAAAAAGCAGATATTGAAGCATTAACAAACACAGCAAAAGGAGAAGTAAATGAGTGATGCACAAGCAGCAACCCCTGAGCAACAAGAACGTATGCAAGCGGCAGTACAAGAGGCACAAGCCCGAGCAATGCAAGAGCTTCAAGCTAACGTTCAAATCGAATTACAGATGCGTAGCCAAGCATTAGGTATGGCGGTCAACGCAAATGCACAAGGTGTAGACCCAGTAGAGATTACAAAAACAGCAATAACATTTTTAAAATTTTTAAAGCAAGGAGAAGTGTCAAATGGCTAACGAACTCAGTATGCTAAAAGGAAACCTACCAGCCCATTTACGTGGTGGTGTAGATGAAACAACTCGTGCCCTTATGGGTGGTGGTGCTACCTCAACAGGCCCAAGCATCAAGCGTATCTCTATCAAAGGCTCTGTATTCCGCATGGTAGTAGAGGGTAAAGAAGTCGCTAAGAATGAAGAACGTGCGATGAACGTAGTTATTGTTGGTGCGGCACAATATAACTCCCGTACTTTCTATGAAGCTACCTTTGCTGAAGGTCAAGGCGCTAAGATGCCTGATTGCTTTTCAGACAACGGCATTACCCCAAACGCTAAGAGCACATCACCACAGGCATCAGCTTGTAAAGATTGCCCTCAGAACGTAGATGGTTCAGCACCTAGCGGTAAAGGTCGTGCGTGCCGTTTTAGTCGCCGTTTAGCTGTATTGCTAGAGAATGACCAGCAAGGTGATATATTCCAATTAACTCTCCCAGCCCAATCAATTTTTGGTAAGGGTGTTGATGGTAAGCTACCTTTGGAAGCGTATGTCCGTCTCTTGGGTACAAACAACGTTTCAGTTACCTCAGTAGTTACAGAGATGCGTTTTGACACATCCAGCGCTACACCAAAACTTACTTTCAAAGCAGTGCGCTATTTGGAAGAAGACGAGTTTGCTAATGCGTTGGCTAAGGGTAAGACTTCCGAAGCTAAGACAGCTATTGGTCTAACCCCTGCGGCAGTAGATGGTGCACCTCAGATTGAGGCTAAGCCTGTTGCTAAAGCTGAACCAGCTGTGTCGGAAGAAGTTACACCTGAACCGACTAAACGTACCAAGAAAACTGAAGCCGAAACGCCTAAGGATATTAACGCTGTCCTAGACGACTGGGCATAATAGTTACGGGGTGTAAAGATTACTTAAAGGGCTAATTAAACGCCAGCCCGCCCCACCTAATATAAGAATAATATGACTGGATACTCCCTAAAATTTGCCAAAGCCGTTGCTAAGGCTAACCAAGACCTAGTAGGTGTAATGCTAGGCAGGTTATGTATTGATAAAGATATCTCTGTGATATCAGTAGCACAACACTTTGGCGTATCTCGCACTGCTATATACGCTTGGTTTATGGGGAAAAGTACCCCCAACAAAACCCATGAAGTAAAGATTTATAAGTACCTAAAAAAGAAGGCGTAAGCCAACTATTGGAGTGGGTGCCATCCACTCTGATAGGATTATTGTCGGCGCAATTTGAGGATGTAAATGCCTACGTGGAATAATTTTCTCTCTACGATACTACCCGAAGAAGGTTTGGGATGGTATTGCATAGGGAGTTATAAAAAGAAATTACCACCGATTACGCACTTTGTACAGACCATTGCAGAAGCTGAAGTTTTAATTCAAGACCTTCTCGATAAAAAGAAAGATGTGTATTTCGGATGCTCGAAATTTATTACAAATGAAAATAGGAAAGCAATTAACGCAGGATGGCAAAAGTCTTTTTGGTTAGACTTAGATTGTGGAGAGAGTTACGCAGAAGAAGGTAAGGGCTATCGTAGTCAAGCGGAAGCATTGACAGATGTTAAACGTCTATGTACAGAACTACGCTTACCTAAACCAAACGTAGTCAACTCAGGTAATGGCTTGCACGTACATTGGGTTATGGAAGAAGCTCTTGAAAAAGAAGAGTGGATTAAGACTTGTGAATACTGGAAGCGCCAACTTAAGCGCTTAAATATTATTGCTGACCCATCTAAGATTACTGATGTAGCGGCAGTATTACGTATCCCTAGTACCCTTAACTTTAAATCTGACCCCCCGCTAGACGTTAAGTGGATTGCCCAAAGTCCAGCCATGGAGTACGAGGATTTTCGTGCAAAGGTAATGCAGGGTATTGAGATTGAACTTGACCTTACCAAAGCACCTCGTCGCCCAATGGATGAGACTACCCGTAAATTATTGGGTAATAAGGTTACTTACTTTAAAGATATTATGCGTGGTCACCAATGCGCTCAGCTTGATTATGCGTATAAAAACCAGCCAACTATTGATTACAACCAATGGCGTGGAGCGTTATCTATTGCACAGTTTTGTGAAGATAGAGACTCAGCTATTCACCGTATGTCAGAACACCACCCTGAGTATTCTTATCAAGACACCATTTATAAAGCTAATGACATAGGTGGTCCTTACCATTGCGTAACGCTTGAGCGTAATAACCCAGGACTTTGCGATGGATGCCAGTATAAAGGTAAGATTACAAGCCCTATTTCTATCAATGCTAAGATTGCTAAAGCTACTGAAGAAGACAACGTAGTTACGTTAGTTAGTGCAGAGATTGATACCGAAGTTACCTACAAGATTCCTGAACTACCTTGGCCCTACTTCCGTGGTAAGAATGGTGGTATCTATAAGCAAGGCTTTACCAGCGAAGACGGTGAGGAAGTAGAAAAAGATAAACTAATTTTTAAGCACGACTTCTATATTGTCAAACGTATGGAAGACCCTGAGCTAGGTGATATGGTTTGGATGCGAGTGCATATGCCTAAGGATGGTGTACGTGAGTTTGCTTGTTCTAACCAAGCCTTGATGACTTCAGACGAATTTAAAAAGACTGTGTCTAAGCATGGAGTTATTGGTAACGCAGAGGAAATGAAACATATCATGAACTATATAACTGCATTTGCAAAAGAATTGCAAGACCGTGAAACAACTGAGAAAATGCGTACCCAGTTTGGTTGGTGTGATAACGATACTAAGTTTATTGTTGGCGATAGAGAAATCTCAGCTACTAGCATAGTATATTCACCACCTTCAAATACAACTTTGTCTTTTGTATCTTGGTTCAAACCTAAAGGTACACTAGACGAATGGAAACGAGTAGCTAGTGCATACAGCCGCCCAGGTCAAGAAGCTCGTGCTTTTATGTTCTTTGTAGGACTAGGCGCACCATTGCTTAAGTTTACTAATCAGAAAGGTTTGATTTTCTCCTTAACGGAAAACGAATCAGGTACTGGCAAGACAACTATTCAGCGGGTTATCAATAGCATTTGGGGTAATCCTACGGACATGATGCTTATTGCTAAAGATACTTTGAAGTCCCAGTTCCATCAGTTTGGTGTGTTTAATAACATTGCTATCTGCACGGATGAGGTGACTAACATGAGTGAGGAAGCGGTTAGCGATATCTCCTATGGCGTATCTCAAGGGCGGTCTAATAACCGTATGAAAGCTAACTCTAACGAGATGCGTCTAAATAATACTCGTTGGGCATTACCTGCAATTTTCTCAGGCAACTCTAGTATGCACGACAAGATGGCAGTCTTAAAAGCTACCCCTGAGTCAGAGCAATTACGTATTGTAGAAGTCGGTATCCACGCAGATAACACTATGACTAAAGAGGAATCTGACGAACTCTTTGAACAAACCCTGCCGGAAAACTACGGACATGCTGGACCAATACTGACTCAACACTTCTTGGCTAACTTAGATGCCGTTAAGAAAATGTTACATGAAACACAGAAGCGGTTTGACGTTGACGCTAAGCTTAGTCAGAAGCAACGGTTTTATTCTGCTGGCGCAGCTATGGCATTTACTGGAGCGATTCTTGCTAAAGAGCAAGGACTACATAACATAGATATTAATAAAGTATGGACATGGGCTGTTAAATACTTTAGCGAACTGCGTGAAAACGTGCAATCTGCAAAGACTGACCCATTGGCTAGTTTGGGTGCATACTTAAATGAACATAACCGCAATCTATTGGTTGTAGACGATGCTAACGACAAGCGTACTGGTCTAACTAAAGCACCCCTTAAGATTCCATATGGACCTCTGATGACCCGTTATGAGCCTGATACTGGGCTGTTATGGATTGCCGTTGATGAGTTACGCTTATGGTGCACCAAGAAACAAGTTGGCTATAAGGGCATTATTGATGGCATTAAAGCTCTTGACCCTAACTCAATTATTAAAAAGAAAGGTATGGCTAAAGGTTCTGAGCTTGATACTTTCCAAGTAAACGCATTAGGGTTTAGCGTTGAGAAAGCCAAACTTAAATTTGATATATCCGCCGATAAAGAATGATTTTTAACGAAGGGGTCCCAGTCATTATTGAATGGCACGCAATGGTGCTGGGCTCCTCTTTTTTTATACCTGCCTTAGATACTGAACCTCTTATTGAAGAAATTTTAAAGGAAGCTAAGAAACACCGTATAAGGCTGGTATATAAAGAAGTAATTGAAAACGAAAAAATCGGTTTAAGATTCTGGCGTTCTAAGTAGTTCTTGTGTATATTTAAAGATGTAAATGCTTCCTCGTTTACACTCTCCTCACTTCTAGTGATTGAACCCCGCTTCGGCGGGGTCTTTTTTACTTATAAGCTTTTTCTCTAAACTGCTGTACTACAGGTGCAAAGCCTGCACGTATGTCATTGATTTGTTTAATTGCCGCAGCTTTTTCATCTGCAGTCATACCAATAGTAGGATTCTTTTCTTTACTTGGTAGGTTACGAATAACATTCTCTCTACGTTTTAAAACCTCAAGTCTTTTAGTTATCTTAGAAGCCTTAAACATAGTATCTTCATGCTCTTGCCTATACTTCTCAGCAGCTGCTGGGTCAGTTTGCGCTATCTTCTTATAAGACTCTACACTACGGTCAAAGTCTTTTTTAACTTCATAGAAGTCACCAGCAACCGCTTGGTTATCTTCCTTACCAAAAGCTATTCCAATGCTAGGTAATTTACCTAGAGTAGCCCGTGTACTTTCAGTAGGCTTAGGAATATCACGAAGGTTTGCAAGGATTGAACCTGTTGCCATATCCATTAGTTGTGCAGTTGTACCAAAGTATCCCTTCATCAAATGGTCAAGATGCAATGGGGAAGTATTAGTTTTACTACCTAACCATTTAGCGAACTCAGATGTAGTTGCATTAAACTGCAACGCTGGTTCTAGATTCTTCATATGCTCAGGCACAATTTGACGACCAGTATGGATATCTACGTTTAGTGCGGCTTCTGCAGTTGGTTTAATAAGCTGTGGTACACCTTCTCCTGGAGGGGAGAAAGTATTTTTAAATGTTGACCGTATAGATTCTTTAAGGGACTTCATATCTACCCCTCTATCTTTAGCATCTTTAGCTAAGTATCTATACGCATAATCACCGAATATTTTAGGTAGGGCATACAAGTCTTCACGAATTGGGATTCCCATACCTTCAGTTCCAGGGATATTAAATATACGGTTCTTAGCCATACGACTGCGTTTTGCATATTCATCTTCGTCATCAATAGCATCGCTTAACGCTGACAACATAAAGCTAAATGCGAATACTTTTCCTGAAACAATAGCTAAAGTAGCTAGGCCTTCTCTACGAGTTTGGAAAGTAATACCTTTACCTGATAACGCTTTGAGTGTTACGGCAATCTGTTGTAGCCATGAGTTAAAGAACAAGACTGAAGCGCTCAAAGAGTTTAATGCTTTTACACCACTCTTATTACGGAAGTTCATAATCTCTACTACAGCAGTATCGGCAACTTGTTCTGAATGTCCTTCTCTAATTAACTGGTCACGCACTGCTTGACGTACTACGTTATCTGAGAAAGCACCTACTCTATCTAACACATTCATAACTTGGCGGTAGTAACTAGGAGGCACAATATCTTGTGCATACTTAATAGCATCTTCTGCAGTCAATGCGTTATATTCATGCGTATTTAATAGCCCTTTATTTATAAGGTCTTGTCTAGTCTTACTTTTATTAACTATAGTCAACGCAGATTCTTTAAATATTTGGATAACTAACTCGCCTGGATTTCTAATACCAGAGGTAAACATAGCCGCATATAAGTCCATAGGTATCTGCATCAGTGAGAACGCTGGATTGCGGGTAATAGACTTTCTACCAATATCACTAGCAGTCTTAGCCATCTTCATTAATGGGAATACGTAAGCAGCTTGTTGCATAAACGCATTTGCAATTTCAGGCTGGGCTACATGGTAATGTCTTTCAACACCGTTTTGCATTACTGTAAAGGTATTGTTATCGTTTCCTCTACCCTCTTTAACTTCTTCAGGCAACCAAGTTTGATAGGTATCAAGCATACGGTTAATTTGTCCGTTGCTAATAGCCCCAGCTAAAGCCCATTGCATCCAGCTACGCATATTGCCTGTTACGCTAGCAACGTCTAGCATAGAACCTTTGTATTTAGCACGTAAGGGAGCCATTGTTTCACGTAAACCTTTAGTCATTACCTGCTGGGCTTCTTCAGTAGTAGCTTCTATATTACGGAAAAACGGCACGTAAGCAGCTTCATCCATCCACTTCTGTGCTTTATCTTCAGTAAGCAATCCTTGGCTTACCATAAAATTAATAGTACGCTGACGCATTACATTCCAGACCCGTACACCTTCTTGAATCTCAGGATGGTCATTAAGCAGTTCCATACCTTCTCTAATGTTAGAACGGTCCTTGTGCATGGCTTGGTCAGTATATAAACTAATATCGTCTTTTAATTTAGTAGCTAAGGCTTCTTTAATATTAAGTTCATCTTGAGCTTTTTTAACACGGGCATTTTCAGCCCTATCAAAAGCTTTTTGTTCAATTGCAGTTTTTGTACCTTTA